AGGAAGTCTCCCATGTATCCATTACGGTTTTTACGAAAAGCACACTCGATAATATCGCTATTAGTACCACGGCCCAGAGCAAGGACCCAGTCAGCATCATAGGCAATTTGTCTAGACCACGCTGTTTGACCCAGTGTAGGGACCGTAGAGAGGTCATTGACGTCATCTGGTGTAGCAGATGAAATAGCAATGATTGGAACTTCTTCACCAATAGCCATTAGTTTAAGTTCTCTTGAAAGGTTCTTCATTCGTACCGTTTCATTATCTGATTTCTGATTTGGAGCCATCAACTGAAGGTAGTCAACAATAACAAAGTCTGGCTTATATTGATCAATCTTTCCACGTAGAACAGATGGATTAATTTCTCCACCGCTATCATTTGAGATAATATGAAACTCTGGCTTACCTTGAAGATTTTTAGCATGCCATTCCTTTAACATATCAATCTCAATTTCACCATTACTAATTTTTCTATGTGACCAACGGCCCTCACCCATAATTGTAAAGACACGATTTCTAACTTCTGTCTCAGACATTTCAAGACTAATTACCATTGGACTCTTGCCTTGCTTCCATGCCTGAACTGCAAAGTATAGCGCTAACCATGATTTACCAATACCTGGGTATGCTAGGAATACCCCAAGTTGTCCTGGCATAATCCCAGATGGTAGGTAGTTATCAAAACCTGGAAGCCCCGTTTTAATTCCTCTGTGGCCTAACGCTTGCTGCTCTTTTATATTTTGGAAATAAGCAATTGCAGACTCAAGATCAGTCACATCAATGTCACGTATTGCTGAAGTATTCTTTTTTAGTTCTGAGGTTCCAGTAATTAGTGACTCTAAAGCATGTACACCATTTCCAGATTGAACATCACTTGCTGCTGACCTAATAATATCTTTGAGGCTATCATTTAAATATTCTGCACGTAATTCTTCTAGATGATGCTTTGTTGCTCCTACATCTTCAACTGGAATGAAGTCTCTAAATTTTTCAACAACGAGAGAGGTTGGAGGAGTTGATCCATTTGCTTCAAAGTACTTTCTTATAAAAGTCCATATGTCTCCGTGGGTTCTGAGAATTGAATCAATATTTGCTTGAAGAAGTACGTGCGCCTGTTTGTCTTTTAGAACTGCACTTATAAGTCTGGACTCTGTATTATTCACTTAACCACTCCTTTGCCATCTTCCTACGCTCTATTCTTTCTTCATCATCACGCTTCTTATCTTTCCTTGCTTGTAATATTTTTTCTGCATTATATGCAAAGTAATTCCAACTAGGCGACTGGGCAACGCTAAAATAATAATCAAGTAAGTCATAGCATTCTCCAATGCCGTAGGACTCTACTAATGCGTCAGAAGCCCACTGCTCTACATTTAAGTTTAACGATGGCTTTTGTTCATATTTTGCCGTATGGTGCTTGCTGTAACGTGAAAGCAAAGCCATTCGGTCTTTGCGTTCGGCCATTACTCGTTAATCTCTGCTTTTGCCTCATTGATCTTTTCAGTTAGTTTATCTTCAACAAACTTATAAACACGCTCAAAAGCATCATTTGTATTTTCTCCGTCACGCTTGCTGTCAACTACACCAAGATCTAGTCTCAATGACTGGAAATTTCCTAGATTAAGTGTGTATCCTAATGTTACAGATACTTTTGTTTCTTCGTTATTCATTCTATACCCCTTTAATTAATTGATTCATTCCATATTGGAATGTATCGTCCATCCTCAGTTCTTGTATATTTAAGTATACCATCCCCCATACGCCTTGTCAATTCAGCCTTTGTTGGTGTTATATCATTTGTAATTAAATTATCTTTTCTTGGTCTACCAATATGGTGTGTAGCAAGTATATCACGAATCTCTCTTACTTGAGATTCTGAATAGTATGATCTTACTTGCCATCCTCTATCCCCGCCTTTTTGTGACCCTGTGGGAAATGGAATGACTCCTCGTTTCATTAATGATGGCATATATTTTTTATGGCGATTAACTAAATCAGCAGTCTGACCTACCGTGTAGGCTCTTTCTCTTTTACTTTTAAAATCACTAATTAAACAACTTTCAATTTGATCTTTTGTAATATTATAAACAGACATAATTCCATTTGATTTATTAAAATGATAAACTCTAACTAAGTCTCCATTAAGAAACCAGACTTTCTTGCTTCCTGGAATTACAGTTGCGACATTGTAGCCTTCGCTCTCTGTTGTTCCTTTTTTATTAGCCATCTTCCCTCTTCAGAATCTTGTGGTGGATTAAAAAATTTTCTATATCCACAGGTCAAACAGTAACTTTCTAAATGCATTGGAGAACTATAAGTCCTATCAATAAACATCCTTTTTCGACATTTTAAACATCTTAGCATTAATTAGGAATACCTATAATGATAAGGCTAACTCCTGCTGTAACCACACCACCCTTGTTAAACCTAACAAACCCTTCTACTTTATTTGTAGAAGGAGGCTTTAATATTACTGTCATATCTCTTCCAGCATCAGTACCACCAGTATTTATAACTGTAGCAGTAACTATTGGGGCGTACTTAAAATCTGTTGAAAAGTCATATGAAAAATCTTTTTCTTGGGCAGCGGTAACTGTTGTATTGTTATTTACAGAAACATAGCCACCAATAATTCTTGCATCTGATGTTTTTACACTTTGTTTTCCAGCAGATCCAGCATCAACTGTTACATACTTATAGGTAGAAGAGGATACTGAGTTAGATAAATCATTAACAGCATTAGCAAGTTTATATAAATAGGAAACGTCAAGCGGTTGTCCTCTTTCGGGCAGTTCGATTGTCATACTTAATTATACCACTAGACCGCTATCTCTGTTGAAAGAAATAAAGTGGCCTTTGCGTACCTTTCTTTTATCTGCGTTGGGACCTGAATTGCTATCTGATACTTTAATGCATTTGCAGGAATGAGTGTTGTCCACTGCGTATTTGATATTGTAGACATGTGCTTCCAAGCATCTGTTGAGGTTGATGCAGTAGTCCATTTTATATATATATCAAAAGATGTTGTTTTTGAATCTGAAACCCAGATTGCACTAAGTGTTTTTCCTTGTGCTCCCAGATCTGTGACATTTGTTACACACTGTATCGGTGTTGGTGTTGCAAAAGTTAGAGTGTATGGAATTGACCAGTGTGAGGTTCTGTTTCCATCTGATGAGACAACTTTATATCTAATTGTATATGATGCATTTTTACCATTAAAACTTGGAAGGTTAGATTTTTTTACAATAATGTTTTTAATATTTTCTGACACTATTGCACGTCCAAAGCAAACCTAAATTCAATATAGCCAGAGTACGAACCATTTTTTATAATTGGGTATCCATTTGATGTCTTTACAATAGAATATCCTGATAAACCATATAATGGATTCTCTGTTGTAACATTTTCAAATCTAATGCCATCCAGAGCAATGTACCAGTTGTCTGACGGAGTATAAGTGTTATTTGATCCTGCAATAAGCGTAGAACAATATACCTTAACCATAGTTACAGCATCCCAAGAAAAGGTTGAGTCTGCAGAATACACAAGGTCTTGCAATTGCTTTGTAACTACATAATACCTATTTGTGCTAAAGTCATAGGAAGCATTATCTTTTGTTATATCAACTTCCATATTTGCATATTTTAAGCCATCTGACGAAAGAAACTGTAATAAAATCCTTACCTTGTCTGGCACTACTGTTGGATCATCATTTTTATTTACTATAGAAAAAGCAAGTTTGATTTGATCAGATGATGAGTTTTTTGTTAAATCAACAGAGACACCGTTTGCAATTAAATATTTAGATCCTGCTGCTGGTTGTAATTTTGAACTTACAACATTTAATGTAGAGGTATTTCCAGCGACTAAAATAGTCTCATTTAAATATCTAGATCTTTCATTTCTAGAAATTCTAGATGTTGAGTTAAAGACTGTGTTATCCGATGTTGTTTTTATAACTGGGCAGGCAACAATTGCACCATCTACTCCAACATTGTAACTTCCAATAATATTATTTGAGACAGCAGAAATAGATGTATTTGTACTCAGTGGTGTTAAAATTTGTGGAATTGTTGACTGTGCTGTGCCATTATAATACTGCCAAGACTCATCATGTGAAAATGAAAACAAAGACTTACTATCATATGATCCAGCGATAGTATTTGATTTTACTGAAAACAGCCCCACCTCTGTTATTTCATATCTTGGATTTGTATCTAGTTCTGCCGTAAATACAATTTTAGATATTCCATCTTCTGTGACATATCCTCTAGATGTAATTGGAACCCTATGCATCTCATAATCTAATGTTTTTTTATTTCTCATTTCTAGCAGTTCTGAATTTGAGAAAGATGCCCCTGAATTTTTTGCCTTTGGACCGCAGCCAACCGCTATATAAGATGCGTAGGCTGGGGCCTGTCCAATTAGATACTTGGCCAAAATAGATTTTCCTGTATTTGTTATCATTATGCATTCACCACATATATTGTATCATTATAACTGGCCCCAGTGACCTGAATTTCAACCTTTACCTCAAGGTCTTCTTTTAAATCTTTTACGTTTATATATAGATCGCCAGTTGCTTCATCTATATAAATTATCTCTCCATTTGGTCCAGTACCAACTGTTGGAACAAATTCCTCAAATTTTAACCCATATCCTTCAAAAGTTGAAAATAGTGTCCCTTGCAAAACTAAAACATTTTGCGGATTATATTGAAAATAAATACTGCTAAGATTTTTAATTGGATTATAAAATACATCAAGTCCATTAATAATATCATTTCTAGCAATACTGATCATTTCTGTTCCACCAATATCTTCAAAGACAAGATCTATCATCATCTCTGGAGGAAATAGTTCATCCTTAAATAGGATAAGTTCTGGCGTTGCAACCTTGACTGCAGGAGTATTGACTGTAGTATTTAATTCTGGTACCTGCTGAGTTGGTTCCACTATGCCACCTCGCTAAGATATATATCCATTGAAGGACCCTGTAATGACTTTGAGTAGTCAATACTATAAATAACAAATCTTTTAGAGTTTACTTCAAGTACATCTACTCCACCATCAGAGTAATCAACCTTGACTATATCACCTAACTGCAATGTTGGCATTGCAAAAACCTTTAGCCCAATAGATGTTCTTGGTTTTGTTACATTATTAACAAGCCATTTCATAAGACTTTCGGCATCATCTGAACTTTGTATATATGGAGCAGATAAAGAGAAGTCTTTCTTTCCATGCTGCATTCTACTTAATTTTATGTCATCATATATCTCTTTTGATTTTTGTGGTGAGGATATTGTCTTATCTGCATTAAATTGAGGATTAGAAAAATTACTATTCTTTTTAAAATAATCATCAACAGAGTATGTGTTGTTTGTTTCTTGTGTGAATGTTACTCCTTGAATTCTTAAATAATTTCCTGATTGAGAGTCAAGGCTTAATGCTGTATCTGTTGAGTTAAATACTAAAAATTCTGCGCCGTATGCCCCTGCTCTAAATCCAGATACGGTATACCCCTTTAGCCTATTAAATGTTGGAGACATTTTAGCGTATAAGGCTGGATATGCTTTGTCATATTTAATTTTAAAAGATGACGCTTCACGCATAATAGTTCCAAATTCTTCAAAATACATATTATATTTTGGTGGTTGTGCTGGATCAATGCCAGATAGGTATGTTGACTGAACTACTCCAGTCATAGCGTATCTTCTAAATGACTCATTAGTATCTATTTCATTATCTCCAAATACAGACTGAACTGGTGTATCAAGAACAGAGGTTGTATTTTGACTGTAATTAGATGATAGAGCATATATATTCTCAAACATACATTTTGATGATCCCCTAACAAATACCCCCATATTATTATATTTTGGTAGCGGATCTGGGTCATCTACTGTCTTTATTAATGTTCCATTAATATATAGGTAGAATCTTCTTGTAGTTCCAAAGTCCTGATACTCTACTGCAAGGTCATAAACTGTTGGGTTTTCTTCTGAAGCCATTCTATATTGTCCAGTAAATAGCCCGTTGTCAACAATAATCTTACCTAGACCTTCCCAAAGTTTAATTGGAACAGCATTATCGCTTAGTGGATCTTTCTTAATTTTATAGAACATTAAATTATTTACATTTACACTGTCAGACTTTGATATATTATTTGAGCCAAGCGCAATAATTTCAAAATAGTATCCGTGGTTTGTGGTTGGATTAAGCATAATACCAAGACCGCCAGAACCTCCAGCAACGTTAATATTTTTATCTGGTGTAGTTCCTGGCACTGTAAAATATGTAGACGCTCCAACTGGTGTTTGACTGTTTGAAACTCCATTTTCAATTTTTCCAACAATTCTCATTCTTGTTCCAAAGTGAACAAATTTTTCTGTAAGTGGTTTATAAACATATGTTAAAAAATCAATTGGCTTAGACTCACTAGAGAATGTTGGGCCTGACATTACAAATGCAGAAGACTGAATGGTCCCTGACTGTGTTGACTTAATTGAGTTTACTGTTTTTTCATCTACGTAGGTTGTTGACATAAAGTTTTTTATTATTCCGCTTCTAGAACTTTTTTGTGCAGTTGTGTTGTCAATTCCTGCGCCTCCATCATTTCCAACTGTTGCATTAGATCCAGTTTTAAATAGGTTATCAGATAACATGTTTATTCCACGAACACTTGAGTTTGATGTCCAATACGAGTTAATACCAGCATTATGATACTTAATGTCTGTTCCAAATTGTGCTCGCCCATGTTGCTCAACTTCGCCATTTGCTATCTTTGTTACTGATGACACTGTTTCGTATTTAGGTACAGAGTAAATTCTAACGAGTCCTGTTGGGTATATTTTTCCATTAAATGGCAACTTTGCAAAATATTCCGAATACTCTTGACCGCTAGTTATCCAAACATTTCCAATTCCAGAAACATTATATTCAACAGCATCATACCTAATAACCTCACCATTAGAGTAAAAATATCCATTATATCTTGTTATCCAATAAATGCCCTCACCAAAATCAATTGTGTTGTTTAATATTTTTCCATTTGAAGCATACGGGGCTGAGTCAGACAGGTCTGAGTTTAAAGGTATAGCGCTTAGGATAAAGTCTGATTGCTTTGCTACTTCTCCATTAACTGATTTTGTATTTTCAGTTCCTGATACTTCCCACAATAATACTGGCTTGTATATCCAAGTTTTATCTGGATCAATTAAACTTGCCTGACGAATGGATCCAAAACTTTTTTGAATATACCTCGTCTGATAAGTTAATTGTCCATCATTATAAACATTTTTATCTGAAGATGAAATGTCTAACATGTTTGATCCTTGAGATATTGTAAGGTCAGTTGCTCTTTGTGATACAGTTGGCATAATGTATGACTTACTCATAAGCACAAAGTTGTTATACTCATCAAAAAACATTGCTGTTTGTGTTGATCTTGCTATATCATTTAATATTTCTGCAACAGTTTTATCTGGAGGAATATAAAAATATGGAATGTTCGGCTCAGATTCACCAGATGTTCTCTTAAATACGTAATTAGAAAATCCAATTGAATCAAGCAGCAATGACACTGCTGAACTCACAGAAGCATTTCTAAATAGTATTTGTGGTGCAAGATTATTTTCAAAATAAAAAAACATATCTCTAAGATCTACTGTTAATGATCTATCTCCAACAGAATATTTTGGAAACCCTTCAGAATACATAGTCTTAATTGGAACCATATAGTCGTAACCATTGACACCGATAATGGATTCATAAATCTTAAACTGTATATTGCTTGCCATATGATTTGTGACTATACTTTTTGGATTATTTACAAAAGCATTATCATAATCAAATAATGAAACAGATCCAGTAGATGCAAGTAATTGTCCAACTGGCAAACCACTAACACCTAGGTCTGAAGCATTCTTTTTAACATTAAATTTTGTAACCTTATCAGAAATATTTACACAAAGTCTAGGAGACATTTCTATTAAGTCTAAAGTTGCTTTATCTTTATTCATTGTTTCTGCAACAATTCTAAGACCTTTGATAAACTCAAACTCTCTATACACATTTTTATTATCTGTTGATTTTGTATACTTTGTTGGGCTTGTCAGTTTTGTTACAAAGTTTGTTAGTCTATCAACAGTATCTTCTTGTAAATACCAACCATAGTTTGGAACAAAAGATTGATACTGACCGTTAAACCAAATTTTAAAATATCCAATTTCTGACTCATTTGCCTGAATAAAGTAAGCATAGCCATTAACAGACTCTTCTGGAAGCCATTCTTCTGAGGCATATGTTTCTGCATAAACAAAAACATCTCTATATTTCTGTGGCACAATAAGTCCATAAGCAATCTCAACATATCCATCAGTTTTAATTACTGGAGATCCGTCAGTCCTCTTAGAATTTTCATTAAAAGATAATAGATCTATCCAAGATGTATTAAATAATCCCTGTATCTTCCATCTCTTTGGTACACTCTTATTGTCATCACCATACAGAGGATCAGATATAACTTTTGATCCCTGAGAAAATGGGCCAAGGTCAATATCTCCCGAATGCGTTTGCATTTTTATAACAATGCGATTTGTTGGAACCTCATTTTTATATACAACAAAAGGAGCAGCATCATCAATAAAATATTGTCCTGTTAAATTTTTAGATGATATCCCATATTCTTTTCCAGACTCTGTTCTAAAAGATGTCCAATATTTAAAACCATCATCTTTGTCTGGCATATAGTATCTAGGTCTTTTTGCCATATTAGAATTTGCGTGATGCAGATATCTACCATCAATAAAAGAGGCCTTATTAATTCCAGATCTCGGTCTGAATGGCTTTAGGCAATCTTCTAAAGAATAAAGCATTTTTAATTTATCTTTTGTTTTTACTAAAGTTGTTGGCTGCTCATAGTCTGAATATCCACCATCTATAGATATATCGGCATCTGTTGCACCTGTATAATATTTAATTGGAGTTGTGGAATCTTCTAAAGAAAAAGTACTTAAAAGGTTGTAGTAAGTAGAGGTTGAATCAGATGGCCTATATCTGTAGTTTCCAACAAGCGATATATTGGTTGGAAGGTTCATATTCCATTCAGCAGAAATAAGAGATTGTGTTTTTACAGATGAAGAGTTTAAAAGATGATCTTCCAATTCTTTATTTTCAAACATTAGGCTTCTTCCAACGAAATATTTACATTCCAAAAATCATGACTATTTTGACCACGCTTTGTAACTGTATGAGTAAAACTTGATATATACATTTCTATAACCTGATTATATTGCTGAAGATGTCTACGGGCCTCTGTGTTTTTTCCAAATTCAGTATATTTATCATATGCAAGAAACACCCAAAATGATCCAGTATGATTTTCATACCAATCAAGAAGTTCTGCTCCTCCCGCTCCTCCGTCAACAGTGTATTCAGTTCCATCTACAGGCTTACCAAGTGTTGTAAATTCTGGGGCATTTAAATAAGATCTTGATGGAAGATTACTCCAGGATGTATTAAGTTTTAATTTATCTGCAATATGATACGAACGCATCTTACCATTTATAGTTCTCTCTCGTTTTTCAATTCTTTCTGTTGAAAAATCTAAAGCCCCTCTATTGTGATCTGATAAGATTAAAAACTGTTCTGATGCCCCATCTGTTGATACTTGACCAATTTCAAGACCGTTAGGTATATAGAATCCATTAGAAAGTGTTCCAGAGTTTTCTGAAAACAAAATGGCTTGTGGCCTACCCCATTGTTTTCTTCCAGCCATATATGCGCTATTAGCCATTATATTTTACTCCCTCTAAGTTTTTGATTATCAATTTGCCTAATGTGACTTATAACTGTTTGTGCAATTTCATTAGGTGTTGCATTAGATGTTGCATTTACAGTTAGACTATAATTATACACTGAATCGCCAACTGATGATCCAGAATTGATAGCCTTCATCTTATCTATCCCATGTGTACCAACAGCATATTTACTCATAACAAATTCTCCAGGGGTTAGCATTGCTGGAATTGTATCTGTTCCTCGTGCATATCCACCTACCGCAAAATATTTAGGAACAAGTCCTCCTGAAGAAAAACCTCCAAACCTTCTTGCAAGTGCTTCTGCTTTTGCAGCGTACTGAGCATTTTGTTTTTCTAGCGCTAAAAGACGGGATGCTTCTGCTGCATCTGCTGCTGCTCGAGCACGTGCTGCGGATTCTCTAGCAATTCTATCATCACCAGAGTAGTCTACTGATGGTGCTTGGGTTGCAGTGGTCGATTGGGTTGCGGTGGTCGATTGGGTTGCAGTGGTCGATTGGGTTGTAGTGGTAGATTGGGTTGTAGTGGTCGATCCGCCTCCACCACCTGATCCACCTGCTCCACCTGCTCCTGCTGCTGCTGAAATTTTTCCAATTATACTTGCCCACATTGAATCAATAGATGCTGCTGCAGACAAAAGCAATGCAAATGTTCCTTGTAAATCTTTACTTGCAAGGTCTGCAGCCTTAACCTTTGCAGATACTTTATTCCACTCTTCTCTTGTTTGACCAACAACTGTTAACTCAGATACAAGTTTATCAATTCTTGCTTGAATTATTTGATTTTCTTGTCCAAGTAATTCAATTTTATCTTGAATGGGTTTTATCTGATCATTATTTATCTTATAAACTTTATCTTCAAGGTCACGAATTGATAAAAGTTTTGCTTCCTTCTTTTCTTCAAGAGCATATATCTGATCTTGCTTTACTTTTATACTTTCAAGAATTGCAAGTCTGTCTGGATTTGTCTCCATTGCATATATTTTTTCTTGATTAATAAATTGTTGTTGCTGGATTTGCTCTTGTGTTAGGCCACTAGACTTTCCAGTTAGACTAGCAATTGCATTGTCTCTTGCTTGC